ATCAAGAGACATCAAGCCAACATCATGACAATATTTTGAAACTTTAAGATTTATTAAATTATTCTAATTACTTATAAATTCATTTTTTTGGGCCTAGGGCCTACATCATAAAAGATATTGAATGGGCTTGTGCGTGGCTGTATGGCCCTTTAATTTTTGTCTTTTTGTCTATTTTTTGTAATTTTCAAATTTTTATCGGTTCACCTGGAATTTAGAACCATTCTAAAGAGCCTCAAAAGCTCAGTAATTAAGGCTTATTCTATTATATAAATTTAATTTAAATATGTAATTAATCCGCTTGTGACTTTAATTTAAATCTATATAAATAACTAGCCGTGAGTAATTTAGAAAATTTAATCAGTTTTGAAAATCAATATTTTATTGGTTACGAGATTAAGCTAGTAAAAATAAACTTGTTGAATAAATAACGTACGTCTGTTGGCGTGGTTTCGTGGCTAGGATAAGCGAAAAAACTTAACCGAAAGTAATTAATTGATTTTAATTATGAATATTTTTTGAAGGGCCTTAATAGTGAGAGCCAACAGAAAAGGTAAATATGATAAATAATGTCGTAATTTTAAAAACGTTTAAAACAAGACAAGATATAAAAGAACCACAACCACAACCGAAAAGCCATATTGATGAAACTATATTTTTAGATAGTACAAAAAAAGTTTTTGATAATGCTATCAAGAAAAATACATTTACATGGTCGCAAGTTAAAGACGATGATAATTATATTATGTATATGTGTAGTAATTCTAAATATGATTATTTTAAAAGTAAGTTAACCAAGACAAGTTACCGAGTAGAGCGTTAAATTATGTTTAATGCTGTTATGTTAGCAATCACGTTTGCGTTGTCGTTTGCTCTCATGTTTTTAGGTGTCATTGTTGCAATACATTTTAAAACTTGGATAGGCTTCGCAATGATTATAATTGGGTCATTAAGATTTTTTAGAGACTTACATTATAATTAAAAATAAACCGCTCTCACTTTTAAGGCCCTTCATTCACTATCTAGATACATTTATTTTTTATCAAAACAGAAAAGGTAAATATGAAAAAACTACTACCATTTAAAAAGTCTAAAAAACTTTTAAATATTGATAACAACGCCAAAACCGTGAAGGGTCAAAAGTTTGGATATAAGACAGCCATTTTATATCTTGCTCCTTCAAATTTAAGCGGTTTTAACGTTTGTCCAATGGCGGGAAAGTGTCGAGACGTTTGTTTAAACACAAGCGGTCACGGGGCTTTTAGTAACGTACAATTAGGACGTATCAACAAAACACGTTGGCTAATACAAGAACCCGAAACATTTTTAAAACAGTTTATTAATGAAATTAAAAACTTTGTTATCAACTGTGAAAAAAACGGGTTTATACCATGTCTAAGGCCTAACGGCTTGAGTGATATATCTTGGGAAAATAAAAGATTTGAAGGCAAAACAATTTTTGATTTGTTTCCAAATTTAATAATTTATGACTATACAAAAATATACAAAAGACAGTTAAAATTTTTGAATGGTGAAATGCCTAAGAACTATCATTTAACTTTTAGCTTAGATGAAGATAACGAAAAAGAAGCGTTTAACGTTTTAAAACTTGGCGGGAATATATCCGCTGTTTTTAGAAAATACTTACCCAAAACTTTTAAGGGTTTCAAAGTTATAAATGCGGATGAGACAGACTTGAGATTTTTAGATTTAAAAAACTCAATTTGTGGCCTTATCGCAAAAGGTAAAGCAAAAACGGACTTTGAAAGCGGGTTTGTATTAGACGCTCAATAATAACAACTAACAGAAAAGGTAAATATGACATTAAATGAAATTGTTAAAATAACCGAAATTGTTACGGGCCGTAAAACGCCTTGCAACATCACAAGCTTTTTAGAAAACGAGTATTATTATTCGCAATCAAAAGGCGTTAATATTAAAATTGGTGAAATGGATTTATTCTATTACATCAATTCAACTAACAAGGAATTTAGAGAGTTAGACGTTAACAAAGACGCTCTAAATAAATTACGTGAGGTTAAAAATATTTTAGGCCCTATAGCTTAAAAATTTTTAAAATGCCAATAGAGCTCACAACCGATAAAATCTAAATGTATCTTGATAGTGAATTTTCATATGTTCACTACTTGAAAAAAAGCTTAACAACGAATTTATAAATTTTTTTAGGTTCAAGCCCTATTAAATGAATTTGAAATAATCTTGAAATTTATAAAAACGAGTTACGGCTTTTTTTCTCGAAACCTTAAATCTGTAATTGCGAAGGGGCGAGGGGCGACCCAACCTCTTCGCTTACAGCTAGGGGCGAGTTAACAATCAATCATAAAATACAGAGAAGGGGCGACTATGAACGTACTGTCATTATTTGACGGGATGTCGTGCGGTCAATTAGCATTGCAAAAAGTAGGGGCGAACGTCACTAACTATTATGCAAGTGAAATTGATAAGTACGCAATCCAAGTAGCAAAAGAAAACTTTCCTAATACAATTCATTTAGGAGATGTAACACAAATTGTATCTATGCCATACAATGTTAAAATTGATTTATTAATCGGTGGTTCACCGTGCCAAGGTTTTTCAAAATCTGGTAATAGATTAAATTTTGATGACCCAAGAAGTAAATTGTTTTTTGAGTTTGTAAGGATTTTAAAACTTGTAAAACCAAAATACTTTATGCTTGAAAACGTGGTCATGAATAAAGACTCTAAAAATATTATTACTGAATATCTTGGAGTCGAGCCGATTGAAATAAATTCTAATTTAGTTTCGGCTCAATCAAGACGTAGATTGTATTGGACTAACATCCCAAACGTTACAATTCCAAAAGATAAGAATATTGTTATTAAAGATATTCTTGAAGATAGCGGAATTGCTGACATGGTAAAAAACCAAGGACGTGATGTTCACAAAGCCGATATAGAAAAGTCTCATTGTTTAATGGCAAGAGATTATAAAGGCTTTGGCAATCAAGCTATGACGGGTATTAGATTTAAAAAAGACTCAGTCATATCTAAAGACGGTCTTAATCATGTTGGTAACGAGATTGAGATTGTTAAAGTTCGTAAACATGAGGTTGACATTAAAAATCTTCAAACTCATTTACGTTATCACAAAAGAAAACATAAAAACTTGACGATAAGTCAAATTGCTTTTTATTGTGAGGTTCCTAAAACACAAGCTGAACATTGGTTTAGAACTGATAACAGTTTTTCAATTCCAGACCCAAAAGCTTGGGACTTATTGAAATCGTGTTTAGGTATCGTAACAAGTCAATTTGATAAATCTATTACAGAGTTTGAGTACCGTGAAGGTGTCTTTGAACAAAGTTCTAGAGTTTATCATTCGGAAGGCAAAGCACCAACTTTAACTAGTACGTTGGCAAGTAAACAAAAAGTTTACATTCCACTAGATAAGGTTGAAAGTAAAAACGGTTTGATGTTGAAGGGCCATGCTAATTTAAATGGTCATGATGTGTTAAAACGTGTCTATGATAAAAATGGTAAATCACCAACACTGAATACTTGTGGCGGTGGTAACAGAGAACCAAAAATATCTATAGGCCAAAAGTTGTGGCGTAAACTTACACCACTTGAGTGTGAGCGTTTGCAAACTGTTCCAGATAATTACACAAGTTCAGTATCTAATTCTCAAAGATACAAAATGCTTGGCAATGGTTGGACGGTTGATGTGATTGCTCATATTTTTAAATCAATAACTACAGAAAAGGTAAACTATGAACGAGTATCAAAAACGACTGGTGAACAATCCAGTCAACCAAGGCAAGACGGGTAACTATTTATTTTATGGTGTACCCAATGACATCGAGGGCAAACTTTTTGTTAAGTTGCTCCGAAGATACATTAACCCTAAATTTAAATTTTATAGACAATTTAGAAAATCGGGTTCATGGAGTCATTCAGTAAATTCAACAGACGGTGACAGTTATGTTGTTTATGTTGATGACAAAAATAAAAAACTTTTGACTCATGAATATGTTGCTTCGAATATAAAACTTCGAAAGCAACTTGATGATATTAAAAGTATTATTAGTTAATAAAACTTAAAGCCTATCAAAAGGTAGGCTTTGAGATTTATTACAATTAGGGCTTGTGTGAGCTCTAAAAGCTTAAAAAATACAAAAAAGGGGCGAAGGGGCGAGTTGTTTTCACTTTTAAAGTGATTGCAGCAAACTTATAATTATTCTAATGTGTTATTTATGCACATGTGAGTTATTCCGGTCCACGGAATTTATCAACATATACATAGAAAGGAGGGGCGATTATGCAGAAACAAGGACAAGTTGGTTCATTTAATGGCCAAGGGAAACCTTGGTGGTTATGCCAACTATTATACATGCAAACTATTAATAAGTAACCGAGGAGTAAATATGAAGATTAATTTTATTCTTTGTCAGCTTTTTATTGAGAAATGGAAAAGTTGGAGTAAACTTAAAGTTAGCCGTGAGAATGGAGAAATAATTTTAGATATTGCATATTGGCGTGTTTATCTTAAATAATTTTTACGGTTGATTAGGTGTGAATTTAGGTTATTTACCGTACCGAAACACTAACAAATAACCATGAGAGTGGCTGTCTTCTCTCGTTAATCAAGAGACAATATGAGTAAAGGAGTAAAAATGAGCGGACTTAAAATGTTGAAAATGGTTCAAGACTTTAGACGTTTTGACCCAGACATACAAAGTCAAACAATGGCAATTTTCTTTTATGTAGCAATACACAGTAAAGGAAAATTTGTCGACACGGGTGTGCCTATGACTGCAATTGCAGATGATTTAGACATGGCACAATCAAGTGTAAGTAGGAACATTTCTATTTTATCAAAATGGAAGTGGAGTAGGAAAGAGGGTTTAAACTTTGTGGAAACAAGGGAAGACCCTATGGAACGTAGAAGAAAATTAGTTAGTCTAACAAATCGTGGACAAAGATTTTATGATTCAGTTAACAACTAATACACCTTTTAGCTTGAAGGTATGGAAAGGAGGTATGTACATGAATAAAGCTAATCCAAAAGAACTTCGACAAATATTTAATAAAGTTTGTAAGTTGCAATGGGACGAAGGCAAAGATGAAAGTGTCATTGGTCGAGCTGCAAAAGTTATTGAGTATTTTAAGGAAGATACTTTTATAAATGATATTGATGAAAACGATATAGACGGTCTAGTCTCACATCTAAGAAATAAAAATCTTAGTCCAGGGACGATTAATAGATACTTGTCTGCTTTGTCTACTATGATAACTTTTTGTCTGAGAAGATGGAATATTTATAAGTTAGAGAGAAAGCCGTACATCACTTGGTTGAAAGAACCAAATCATGAATTAAGATACTTGTCGAATGAAGAAGAGCAAACTTTAATTAGTTTGTTCACAGAATGGGGTATGGAAGACGAACGAGATTTTTTCTTATTGTTAATGGATATAGGATGTCGTTTGTCTGAGCTGCAACGGTTAAAAGTTAGTCAAGTGTTTGGTGATAGAATTACTTTATACAACACTAAGAATAATGAACCGAGAGGCGTACCTCTAACTGCTAGAGGTCAGAATATCTGTAAACGTTTTTGTTTAGGCAAAAGGCCCGAACAAAGATTGTTTAGTGATTTTCCAAAATGGAGACCAAACTCTGCGTGGCGTAAGTTACGTAAAGCAATGGGACTACAAAAAGATAAGCGATTTACAATTCACGCTTGTCGTAGAACCTTGGTTACCAAATTGTTAAACAAAGGTGTTCCTGAAAAGTTTACGCAAGAATGGGTGGGCCATAGTGACCCACGTATGATTGGAAAATACGGAAGAGTTTTGAGTGTGAACTTAAAACAGTATGTAAATGTTCTAGAACCCACTAGTGGAAGTGAGGCAACGGTTGACGACAAACCGTTGTTAAAAACTTCTTAGTGGATTAAAATAAAGTTGGATTAGCGTTGAAAGTTGTAGTAAACCATCGGAATGATATCCATGCGCTCTTAGCTCAGTTGGATAGAGCATCGGTTTTCTAAACCCTAGGTATCTAAAGTCCGCCAACGGACTGTTTCGATTAGTTTCTAGGTTACACAACATTTTAACGCTATCCAACACTCATAAAAATTTTTAATACAATCAAACCAGTACTGGGTAATTGGTACCCTTATTAGAACCAATGGGGGCTAAAAGTCTACCTAAACATATAAAGGAAATACACTATGGATAATACAAAAGGAATTACTTTACCGTTCTCTATTCTTAAAGAACAACTTGACCTAGAGAAAGACATGAGAGATAGAGGCATAAGAAGATTTAGAAAGAGGTTAACGGAACATAAACAGAGAGGTGAGGAGTCTTTTACTAATTATGGTAAGACTTTATTGTCTAACTCTATAAGGCCCTTTTCAGAAGGCATAAAGGCATTCTGTGAAGAAGGTAAAAAGGTATCGGGTGTACAGCCTATTGCTAGAAAATTACTATCATTATTAGAACCAGACATAATTGCTTTGATAGCTTCAAAGTCTATTATTAACTGTATTACAATTTCTAGAAGATTAACAAGTGCAGCCATAAATGTAGCAAGTAAAATTGAGGATGAGGTTGCGTTAAGAACATTTGAAGAAGAGAAGCCCGAACATTATGGTATTGTAAAAGCTGACCTGGACGCACGTTCATCTGGTTATCAATACAAAAGAAGAAAGTTAAGAGAGTCTTCACAAAAAAATAACATCGAGTGGACTGTATGGACTAGGAGTGAAAAGGTGCATGTAGGTTACAAGCTTATAGAGCTTATGTGTGTTCACACGGGCCTTTGTGATGTTGAAACAATAATTAAAAAGAATAGAAGAGAGAAAAAATTAGTACCAACTCAACAAACTATGGATTGGATTAATAACAGAAATGATTTTCTTGAAGTTCTTGCTCCCGAATACTTTCCAACAATCGTTGCTCCAAGGCGTTGGGAGGAAGGCAGTACAAAAGGTGGTGGATATTATTCAAGACATATCAAACCATTAACTTTAGTTAAATATCGTAAAAGAGAAAACTTAAAACAATTAGAAAATGTAGAAATGCCTATGGTGTACAAAGCTGTAAACGCACAGCAAGATACACCTTATAAAATAAATACATTTATCTTAGATGTATTAGATAAGGCTTGGGAAAAAAATATAGCAATTGGTGGTTTACCAATAGCTGAACTTTTAAGTTTACCGGTCCGACCACATGATATTGAAACTAATAAACTTGCTAGACAACTTTATAGAATTGAGTCTGTAAAAGTCCACACTGACAATGCTAGACAAAAATCAAAAAGATTATTGTTTGCAAAAGTTAGGTGGATGGCTCACATGATTAAAGAAAAAATATTTTATCATGCACACACTTTAGACTTTAGGTCTAGATGTTACCAAGTAACAAACTATTTAAACATACAAGGTGTTGACTTTGCAAAAGCACTTCACTTACTTGGAACTGGTAAAAAGATAACAGCAGAAAACAAAGGTGATTATTGGTTGGCTGTTACTGGTGCTGCACTATTTGGTGTTGATAAAGTAACAAGAGAAGAACAACTAAAATGGGTTGATGAAAACTTAGAGTTATTCAAAAAAATCCAGGAAGACCCTTTTGTAAACCGTGAGTGGGAAATGGCTGACAAGCCTTTTCAATTTCTTGCTTGGGTAAATGAGTGGGTTTCTTTTAAAAATGTTGGCTACGGATATTTAAGTACGTTTATCTGTAACCAAGACGGCTCATGTAATGGTATTCAACATTATTCTGGAATACTTAAACACACTTTATCTGCTAGAGCAGTCAACCTTGGTAAATCAGAAAAACCACAAGATGTTTATACAGTAGTAAAAGACACAGTGATTGAAAATTTAAAAACAATGACTGACAATCCTTTTGCAAAACTTTGGTTACAATTTAAAGTTAAGCGTTCAACTGTTAAACGAGCAATTATGACTTCACCTTATGGGTCAACACGTTACTCTTGTAGTGACTTTGTTGATGAGGATTTAGTTAAAAGAAAAGACCAAGGGGATGAACACCCGTTTGGCAGCTCATCGTTTCAAGCATGTACATTCTTATCGGGTGTTATCTGGGACAGTATGGGTGAAGTTTTATCATCTGCAAGATTAGGTATGTCGTTTTTACAAAACTGTGCAAAAGTTTTAGCAAAAAATGGACATGCAATACGTTGGGTAAATCCAGTTGGTTTTCCAGTCATACAAGATTATCCAGAGTTTAAATCTATGCGTGTAAAAACTCGGATGTTTGGTGAAATAATAAAACCTAGAATAAATGTTGAGACAGAAAAATATTCTGTTTTAAGGGCCTCTAATGGTTTACCACCAAATTTTATTCATTCACAAGACTCAGCACATATGATGAAAGTTGTATGCAAGTCTTATGATAAAGGAATATCTCATTTTTGTAATGTCCACGACTCTTTTGGGACACTTGCTGCGGACTCACAAGTTCTTGCAGATACAATTAGAGAAACATTTGTAGAGTTATATGACAACGATTGTCCTCTTGAAGGATTTAAAGTTTCAATAGAACCTACACTTACAGAAGAGCAACGTAAAAAATTACCAACTGTACCTGAAAAAGGTGACTTCAATATAAAGGAAGTTTTACAGTCTGAGTTCTTTTTTGCGTAAA